TGGGACATGTTTTCCTGGAATTGGTTTAACATAAAAGAAGAGGATGACTTTTCCGCAATGAGGAAAACTTGTCCTCTTTTTTCATGTGCAACCAGAGAGAGAGACTGAAATGATCAGTAAGATCGATTACGTTAAGAAGCTCGCCGCTATTTATTATGCTGCGAATCTTTCGGATTCAGATAGTGAAGACCGTCCTGCATGGATGCATGGAGATGAATGTCACATTCATTGTCGAGCAATAGATTATATTGTCAGAGACATGGGACTGTCCGAAATATGGTGTAACATTATAGAAGGAGATTGTTTAGACCAGCTTGAGGAGGTTCAGTTTACAGGCTACGATGAGCCAAAGTTGACGCATGAAGAATTTCATGTATTATGTGATATGGAAATGTTACCTGAAGGAGAAGAATAATGGAAAGTAGTGAGCTAAAAGACATATGCATTGCCGCTATAAATGCAGCATGTGTATCTAGGGGTAGGAGAAAGGGAATGTTAAAAGCATCCTGTCCTAATTCTAGAAGCGATGCAGCAGCAGCATGGCAAGCAATGGTAGGTCATGCGAATGCATACAAACTCTCTGTCTATCAGATTATGTTTTTCTCTGATAGACAGAGAGCAATCTATGATGCTATAGACAAAGCGTTAGAAGGAACAGATGTTCGTTCTCTTGATAGGGATAGAATCGTTTTAGAAAAACTAGGAGCATGGTAAATGACTGACTTCGAGATTGCCATTGATGATGCTATTGCAACATGGTATCATAACCATCAATACGAGGGTGACTATTTTGATAATCGTAGGTGGGATGAACTTTATGATGAGCAGAAGCAAATAGCTGCTCGTCTCTTTTGGGAGGAAAAAGGTTGCAAGGACGCGGGGATGTCGCGCTTGGAAGAAGCGATTTGTCTCGCGGATGAATTGTGCTAGAAACGATTGCCTTAATCTTATGGACCATGATAATGGTCTTAACAATCACACATATGAGGAGAAGTTATCGTGAGTTTACCAGCACCAGCAATGAACTACCTTGAGAGCTTGTATGAGCAAGCTCTTGAGGAAGGATATGATGAAGAGCAAGCGGCAGCTATAGCTCAAGCTAAGTTTGAGGGAGAAGACTATGTACCTACAACTGATTGTACTATTCTTCCTGTTGATCGTGTTATGGAGATTAGCAGTAGCAATCAAACAAAACAGATAGGAGATAAGTAATGAAGATTTACAAACAAGAGCAGACTATCCGTGCCTATGACAAGGCTATCCTAACCTGGTCCTTGACAGACGATGGCCCTGCTCATACGAGCAAGGTCAAAGGAAAAACCATTATCCATTGGCAACCAAAGCGATGGGTAATTACTAACGTGGGGAAACGAAATGGCTAAAATCGAGAGAAGTCCTGTTCATAGTTACATAATTTATATAAGTGATGATCATATGGATGGGAAATGGATACCTATTCATTCTAAAAAAGACTTGCTAATGTTAATTAAACTAGCAAGCGAGTCTTTGTTAATGCTAGAGGAAGAGAAAAGAAATGACATATACGATGTATGAGGTAACTGACCTAGTGGATATGGATATTCACAAAGAAATAATACACAAGGAAGAGAAGAAACTTTCTTATCTTGAGTGGCGTGAAGAAATGGAGAGGCAGTACGATGTAATGCCTCGCCGTTACTTTCGAGAAGCACAATCAATGTACGAGGAGTACCTTAACAATGAAGCTCATGACTAAAGAGATTGAAAAGAAACTACCCACATTAGGTAGCACGGATGGTCTACCACCAGACCGAATAGAAATTGTAGCCAAGTATTTTACACCTGATGCCAATTTTACTTGGTATGTAACTGAAGGGGAAAAAGATCGAGATGATTATCGTCTCTTTGGATGGGTCGAAGGACCGTATCCAGAACTAGGTTACTTTATGCTTTCAGACTTAGAAGGTATCCGAGGCCCGTTAGGGTTAAAGGTAGAGAGAGACATATATTTTACAGCAACACTAAACGAGGTACGATAATGCAAATCACAATGACAAGTATGATATCAGGCAAAACAACTACCCGTGACATAGATGTAGAGCCTGAACAAGTTGCAGCATGGCAGAATGGTATGCTTATTCAGGACGCTATGCCTGAACTGTCACCATCTGACAGAGAGTTTATTATGACAGGCATAACTAGTGAGGAATGGGAAGGACTTTATCCTGATGAGCTTGAAGACGCTTGAGTTATTCGCAGGGATTGGAGGTTTCAGTGTGGGACTTGAACGCACTGGAGCCTTCAAGACCATTGGGTTCTGTGAGATAGATACTGACTGCCATAAAGTTCTACGTAAGAACTGGCCCGATGTTCCTATCTATACAGATGTAACAAAATTATCAGTAAAAGATTTACCTGAGATTCCTGATGTAATTACAGGTGGTTTTCCTTGTCAGGATATATCTATAGCAGGTAAAGGAGAAGGATTAGATGGCAAAAGATCAGGACTCTGGTGGGAGTTTCACAGACTTATTCGGGAATGTAATCCCAGATGGGTCATCATCGAAAACGTCGCCATGCTTCGACGTAGAGGATTGGGACAAGTGTTACGATCCCTCGCAGAGATCGGGTATGATGCAGAATGGCATTGTATATCCGCTGGAGCCGTTGGTGCGCCTCACCAGAGGGACCGCCTCTGGATACTGGCCTACCCCAACAGTCAACGGCAACTACAATCGGAAGGGAGTAAGCAAGACATCAGGCGATGGGTTAGCAACAGCAGTATGGAACTGGCCGACTCCTCTGAGCAGGGACTACAAAGACACGGCCAAAAACTGGGAAGACCTAGCCAAATATGCACACAAGAAACGCTTACCCTGTTCCGTAGCAGCAGCGGAAAAGCGCAATGGGAAACTGAACCCCAGGTGGGTAGATTGGTTGATGGGATACCCCGTAGACCACACAGATTGCGACAGCTAGGTAATGCTGTCGTACCACAAATCCCTGAGTATCTAGGACAATGTATCAGGGATCAACAGAAAGGAAACTAACATGTCAGCAGAAAGTAAAGTACTACGTGCATTGCGTAAGCGTAATCGAGTTACTCGCAA